ATTTTGTCCTTAGGGTGAGGGTGTAAATTTTGCCCTGCACGTGCGTAAGCAGCTTGACGCCGCTCCCAAGTTAGGTACCTACGCCAGTGCTCCGGATAACCATTGAGATGGTCGTCCGAATACAAATTCCAGTGCATCTTCAGATATTCTGAAACTGGTCGAAGCTTCATTTCCTCGCAAGCGTCGAGAAAATGGTCAACCAGGATAAACCAATGTCCAATGCAATTTGAAAGGGTAGTGTCCCAACGGCCGGATTTCATGGCAGGAACCAGGATAATCTGACCGTTAGGTAATACAACGAGAGAATAAAGGTAATCTCGCGAAAGAAGTCACAACGTTCTTTCTGCTCCTCAGGAAGGAGGTACTCATAGATATCATAGCACGCGTCTTGCAACACGCGCGAAAAACGGGAATCCCATTTCTCACAGTCGCCCTCAATTGGAATGAGGCCATCGAACGCCTTGCAAAATTTGTCAAAGTTCCCCTTAACAAAATTCACTCCTAGGCGAACGGGCCATGACTTGAACTCATTGCTATAAAGCATGAACAACGATTTAACGCCACTCAGTAAATGACCATGGTTCATAGTTGTTGGGGCATCTGAAAAGATGAAAGTCCGCGGTATTTGGGCCTCAATCTTCTTGGCTGGCAAAATTTCGGTTTTACCCGATTCACGCTCAAGGGGTCGTATCCCATAAACGTGTTGGAAGTTAGCATACCAAGGGAAGAGGTCTGGAAAAGCATCGATTACGTCCTGTTTGGTCCGGTAGCCGTGTTTTTTGAAAACGGCGCCAGACGAGCCTTTTGGGTTATACTCAAAGTTACGGAAATCACAAGGGGCACATTTGTGCTTCCAAGGTTTCAGAAGGGCTTGCAGGAAGTCGAGGTTTCTTTTATACCGTTGGAGTCCATAGGACTCTTTTGTAATATGTGGTTGATGATATCTATTGTTGCTGTTGAGGACACCAAGGAATGTGCCCTGCATGTGGGAATATGGTACAGTGATGTCTTTGGAGTTAAGGTGTTTCCGAAATTTGGAATTCATTTGTTTCTTTGTTACCATCTGGGAAGGTAAAATTTGTGGTTCCACAAAGCCGAAAGTCGGAAAATCGACAGTGTGGCTTGGCCTTGCATGATCAGTGTTTTGTGACCATGTCAAAAGCCATCCCAGAGCCCGGATCGAGTCCGGGCTCATTCGTTTCCCGAATGCCAAGAAAGAAATGCGGCCGAGTGAGGTATCACCCGTCGCACTGTGCCTTGATCACCAAAGTGTGTTCCAAACCAAACGTTCCGTATAAACACGGCGGTACCGGACCAACCAGGGAATGAGGAATAATGTGCCCCATCCTTGAAGTTCCACTCGCCGGTGCTCATGCATCGCTTGGTAATAGCCCCTTGTGTGGGGCCTACCACTGTTACGTGTCCTTGTTTATCGACGACCGCCATTGGTTTAGCGGAGCGTCCTTGTAGTGTGCCAACTAATCCAAGCACCAGCTCATCGGAGTCTTCATTCTTGAAGTACACACCGGAGCATTTTGAAATAGTGCCTTGGTAGTCATGAATACAAAAGTCTTTGGACTCTTTCACCTTATTTGTCTTAATCGCCTCAGTCAAATTATGAAGTGAGGTTTTAACACATCGGGTCCCTTTCGGTCCCGTCATAATGGTACCAGATCCAATAAAGTCGTCTGCTTCATTGAAAAGAAGTACATGGTGTGAGGCCAAAGCCATTGGGTCAAAAGGAGGGTTTCCCGGCTCCATTGACTCTGGTATTAGTGGCAGAGCACTTTCAGGTGCTTTTTTCTTTTCTTGTTTGTTGAGAGAAGTGGACCTGCTTTCTTTAGTGCAACGACGGCAGATCAGAGCGAAT